ATCTTTTGGCACTTTTTCTACTGGCATTAACATACGCAATCTTCACAATATTATTTTTGCTTCTCCTTCCAAAAGTCGCATACGAAACTTACAATCGATTGGTCGAGGATTACGCCAAGCGGAAGGCAAAGAAATAGCAACACTATATGATATTGCTGATGACTTACGAGTAGGCAAACATATGAACTTTACTCTCAAACATTTTGTTGAAAGAGTAAAAATATATACAGAAGAGAAATTTCCTTTTAAAATTTATAAAATAGGTTTAAAGAATGAATCAAATTAAAATATTAAGACTACAATCTGGTTTAGATGTTGTAGCCAATGTTTGCATTGATTTAAATGGATATAATTTAAAAGACCCAATGGTCGTTGATATTGACCATTCTGGTCCACGTGCTGGTTTGGTTATGCAACATTATTTGCCGGTTCAAATCATTAAAAAGAATACAATCTCCGTGGCAAATAATAATATTCTCTGTGAAATAGAACCTTCTTTGGAATTTTCTGAATATTATGAAAATACGGTATCTAAAATTGCTGAACTTCTCCGTGCTAAGTCCGTCATTGAAGAATTGTCTAAAGACGATTATAGTGATGTTATGGATGCTTTTGAAGATATATCATATGGAGATAAGGTAATACATTAATATAATATATCAAAGGGGGACATACAGAACTATACATGATGTCAACCTATTTGTCAATAACTTATGTGGTAAACTTGAAAGATAATAAAATGACTGAAATCAAAAAAAAGAAAAAAGAATATGTAAACAATGCTGACTTCCTTGAGGCACTTATCAAGTATAAAGAAGGTTGTAGAGATGCTCAAGAAAAAGGAACTAAAGAACCTCCTATACCAAATTACATTGGTGAATGCTTCATGAAGATTGCCGAAGGATTATCACATAAAGCAAACTTTATCAATTACACATATAGAGATGAAATGATTTCTGATGGTATTGAAAACTGTTTAATGTATTTTAATAATTTTGATCCAGATAAATCTAAAAATCCATTTGCTTATTTTACACAGATTATTTACTTTGCTTTTCTACGAAGAATCCAAAAAGAAAAGAAACAGCAATATGTTAAGTATAAAGCAACAGAACAATTTGGTATATTAGATGAATTTGAAATGATGGAACTTGAAGATGGTACCATGAGGCAATTTGAAATGTATGATAATCTTTCAGAATTCATTGAGAACTTTGAAGAAACTAAACGAAAGAAAAAAGAATTAAAAAAACCAAAAGGTATTGAGAAATTTCTAGATGAAGAACCCATTGAACCAGATACCGTATAACGAAGAAAATCTGGCCAAGATATCAGAGATAATCAAAAAGAATTTAACGATTGATTTGATACCAAAGAAATGGCAAGCACGAAACATATCTAATCCTATGTTTGGTCATTGTCATAATGTGGCTGGTTGTTTATATAAAGTTTTTGGTTCATCTGCTGTAAAGATGTATCGTGGCTTAGATGATGAAGGCATTTATCATTGGTGGGTTGTAGATTTAAACGATAAGATTATTGATTTGACAGTTGAACAATATACAAGTCAAGGTAGAAATGCGCCATACGATAAAGGCGAAAAATCAGGACTACTTGGATTTCAATATAAGCAACGAGTTTTGAGATTAACAGAAAGGGTTATGGCAGAATATGAAAATAGGATTCACTTGTTCCGCATTTGATTTGTTCCACGCAGGTCATATCATGATGCTAAAAGAGGCAAAAACACATTGTGATTATCTCATTGTAGGACTTCAAACAGACCCCACACTTGATAGGCCAGAAAAGAATAAGCCTGTTCAATCGGTATTTGAGCGATTTATCCAACTACAAGCTTGTAAGTATATTGATGAAATTATTCCATATTCTACCGAAAAAGATTTGATGGACATCTTGCTTTCCATCAAAATTGATGTTAGGATAGTCGGTCGTGAATATGAATTTAAAGATTTTACCGGTAAAAAGATACCTGGTATTAAAATCATTTATAATAATAGAAAGCATTCTTTCTCAACAACTGAACTCCGACAAAGAGTTAAAGATTTATCATAATGAAAATAGCAATTATAACAGACCAACATTTTGGTGCTAGAAACGATTCAACACAATTTCTAGATTTTTACGAGAAGTTTTATCGTGATACATTCTTTCCAAAATTAGTTGAAAATAATATCACAACACTCCTTATCCTTGGAGATACTTTTGATAGAAGAAAGTATGTGAATTTCAATACACTCAAACGAACTAAAGAAATGTTCTTTGATAAATTGGTTGAATTGAATATCAAAATCCATATGATTGCAGGTAATCATGATACTTATTTCAAAAATACCAATGATGTTAATTCTGTTGATTTATTATTAGCAGAATATAACAACATTGAAATTCTTGATACACCAACTGACATATATCTTGATGAAACTGCAATCTGCATGATACCATGGATAGCACCAGATAATTATGCTCAAGCTATGCAACATATTCAAGAATCTGATGCTATTGTTTGTATGGGACATTTTGAGATTGCTGGGTTTGCTATGCAACGAGGTTTTCCAAGTCAAGAAGGTTTAGATAGAAATATATTCAAACGATTTGATATGGTATTCTCTGGTCATTATCATCACAGGCATCATCAAGATAATATTTACTATCTTGGTAATCCATACGAATTAACATGGGGTGACTATGATGACACTCGTGGTTTCCATTTATTTGATACAGAAAAACTTGAACTTGAATTTGTTGCTAATCCAAATACAATGTTCCACAAGTTACCTTATAACGATAAAGAAAACTCCATTACAGAAATCAATAATATGGATTTAAGTAAGTATACCAACACATATGTTAAAGTTGTTGTTATCAATAAAACTAATCCATTCTTGTTTGACAAGTTTATGGCAAATCTATATTCAGTTAATCCTGCTGATGTTACCGTGGCAGAAGATTTTACAGACTTGACAGAAGGCGTGGAAGATGATATGGTGGACCAGGCTGAAGACACAATGTCAATTATTGAAAAGTTTGTGGATGGAATTAAAGAAGAAAATATTGATAACATTAGACTTAAAACTGTGATGCGTAACCTTTACGTTGAAGCACTTAATATAGAGAACGAATGATTATATTTCAAAAATTACGATGGAAGAATATTCTTTCCACACCTAACGTCTTTACTGAAATTAATTTAGTAAGGTCACCTAATACTCTAATCATAGGCAAAAATGGTGCAGGTAAATCCACTATTCTTGATGCGCTATGTTTTGGTTTATTTGGTAAACCATTTCGTAAAATACCTAAAGCATCTTTACTTAATTCTATCAATCAAGCAGAAGGCATTGTTGAAGTAGAATTTTCTATTGGCCAAAAACAATATAAAGTTATTCGTGGTATTAAACCTAATACATTTGAAGTTTATCTTAACGGCAAGTTAGTAGACCAAGATGCTAAATCAGTAGACTATCAAGAGCAATTAGAAAAGCATATTCTTAAACTCAATTATAAATCATTCACACAAGTGGTTATATTGGGTTCTGCTTCATTTGTTCCGTTCATGCAATTATCACCAGGTGATAGAAGAGCAATCATTGAAGACTTATTAGATATTCAAATATTCTCAACAATGAATTCTGTTGTTAAAGATAAGATGTCCATTATTAAAGATAGTTATACCAAAAACAAATATGATATGGACTTAACTGCTGAAAAAATTAAACTTCAGAAAGAGGCCATTGAAGAGCATAAGAAACACAATGATTCAGAAATAGAAAAAAAGAAAAACGAAATAGAAACATCAGAGCAACAAATAGCACAATTACTTGAAGACTGTGTTTTAGTCCAAAAGCACATTGATGTATTACAAAGTAAGATTAATGATAAACTTAGCATTGAAACGAAATCTAGAAAACTTCTACAACTTGAAGCTAAATTAGAATCTAATGTTAAAAAAATTGAAAAGGATATAACATTTTATGAAGAAAACGACAACTGCCCAACCTGTAAACAGAATATCGAGGAGTCTTTTAGAACAGAGCAAGTTGATACTCGAAGGACAAAACTTGGTGAAATCACAACAGGACTCCAAGGACTCGCATCCCAAATTGAATCAGCTAATAGAAGAATTATTGAAATCCAAGGAATAATTAAACATATTCAAGAACACAATAATGAGATTGTTAAACACAACTCTACAATATCTGCTGTTCAAACATATATTAGTAAATTACAAACAGAAATACAAGACCTAACATCTCATAAAGATAACCTTGAAGATGAGAATGCTAAATTAAAAGAACTTAAAGAAGCTCTTGCTGAATTGATTGCAAAACAGGAAGAATTATCTGTTGAAAAACAATATCTAGAAATTGCTTCATCATTATTAAAAGATACAGGTATCAAAACAAAGATTATTCGCCAATACTTACCTATCATGAATAAATTGATTAATAAGTATTTGGCTGCAATGGATTTCTTCGTGAATTTTAATATCAATGAGAATTTTGAAGAAACAATTAAATCTAGACACCGAGATGAATTTAGTTATGCTAATTTTTCAGAAGGCGAAAAGATGAGAATTGATTTGGCACTATTATTTACATGGCGCCAAATTGCTAAACTAAAGAATTCTACAAATACCAATCTATTAATATTAGACGAAGTGTTTGATTCTTCTTTAGACGGTGTAGGTACGGAAGAGTTTTTAAAACTAATACACGATATGCGAACTGATACGAATGTATTTGTCATCTCTCACAAAGGTGACCAATTGTTTGATAAGTTCCGTTCAATAATCAAATTTGAGAAAATTAATAACTTTAGTCAGGTGGCAAAATGAGTGATGAAATAAAATTTAATACGGAAGAATTAGCAAAACCAACCTTAACAAAGGTACCAGTTGAAACATTTCAATTGGTTCCTGAAACACATCCCTTACTTAAACAGGTTTTACCAGAGTTTGATTTCTCTAAACCTCCTGTTGATCCAAATAAATTCGCTTCTACATTGGTAGAAACTTGTAAGGCAAATCACGGTATTGGTTTATCAGCCAATCAATGTGGATTTAATCATAGAGTTTTTGTTATGGGTGCTAATGATGATTATGTGGCATTTTATAATCCAAAGATTACCAAATTTGAAGGCGAAGCACATATGATTGAAGGATGCTTATCTTTTCCTTTCTTGGCATTACGAATCACTAGACCTGAAACGATTGAGGTTGAATACCAAGATTTCAATGGTGAAAAGAAAACTGCCAAATTTAGTGGATTATCTGCTCGTTGTTTCCAACATGAATTGGATCACATGAACGGCCTTGTATACACATCAAAAGCAAAACCACTAGCTTTGAAAATGGGTATGGATAAAAGAAATAAAATTTTGAAGAAAATAGGATTAAAATAATGGCAACACCAATTGAATTTGTAGAGAAACAATGGTCAGAATGGCAAGAGGCCAATCCTCCATCATCTATTGAACATATTGACGAAGCAGAGCTCAAAGAAAAACTTATTTCTGATTTGACTTATGCATCTCAAATGGATGTTAAAGAATATACTCTCTATCAAAAATGGTGTGAAGTGAAAGAAAGATATCCAACTCAAATGGTGTCTACACTATTTGGTGAAGAACTTCAAATGGTTAATCCAGAACAAGAAAAGATTATTAAAGATGTTAAAACAAACTTTTGGATGCCAGATAATCCAGATGATTATGAAAAGTTACAACCTATATTAGAATTATCTAATGGAGATTTGGCAGAAAGATGGAATGCTATTAGAACATTCTCATCAACAATGAAAAATAATTCAAATATTGGCAGAAATCTATTCTATACAGTAAAAGATGAACCTACTGGCAAATATCTTGGTGTGATTTGTATCTCATCTGACTTTCTTGATTTGACACCAAGAGATAAAGCAATTGGTTGGTCTAGAGATGTTAAAACACAACAAGGCATGATTAATCATACAGCAATTGGTTCAACAATTGTTCCATTACAACCGCTTGGTTATAATTACATGGGTGGTAAGTTGCTTGCTTTATTATGTTTAGATGATAGAATTCAGAAAGATTGGAAAGAAAGATATGGTGATACTCTTGTGGCAGTTACCACAACATCACTATATGGTAAAGCAAAAGCTGGTGGGTTATCTCAATATGATGGTCTAGAACATTGGAACGCTATGGGATTCTCATCTGGTTCTGTTGCCTTTGAACCTAAACGCACAACCTCAAAGATGATATATGATTGGATTAAAGAGAATTATCCACGCAAATACTTTGAATGGTGGGATGCCAAAAATACTCAAGGTCTTCCACTTAAGCGTGACCATAAGAACCGTTCATTAAACTTTGCTTATCCAAAACTTGGTATACCTAAGCAACTTATTAGAACAGAGCATCAACGTGGTATTTACTTTGCACCACTCTATAACAATACAAACGAATATTTAAGAAAAGAAATTACTGACGACCAGTTGGTTAAATCATTTGATACTTCTACTAAAGCACTTACTGATATTTGGAAAACCAAATATGCTAAAGGTAGAATATCAATGCTCAAGAAGAAAGATAAGGTATCTAAAGAATCCTTATTCTATGATGACTTAATTTACCTCACTTGGGAAGAAACAAAAGAAAAATATCTTGTTCAAGTTGGTAGATAGTAGTAAGGATATTAATTCAGTAGAATTAGTATCTGGTAGTATTATTTTAGATGTTCTAATTTAATTAAGGAGAATTATATGAAAGCACTATTTGATGTGCAAAAATCTTTAGAAATGTGTCCTCCAAAATATCCAAAAGGAGTTAGCCACATTAAAAGAGTAGTTTTAAAAAGAGGCGTGGATGTTACTTATCCAAAAGATAAAAATCCAAGATTACTTAAAGTGGTAGTAGAAAGAATTCCAGAATTAAGAGATTCATTTCTTGTTAATGGATTTATTAATACTTGTTCGCCACCTACAGTAAAAGTTGATCCAAATAATAAAAATAGATTTATTGGATTATCTGGTTACCATAGAGATGCAGCTGCAGAACAAGCTAAATGGGATACAATGATATATGATGTATTAGAATTTGATTCTCCAAAAGATGAAAGAATTCATAGAGTAACAACTAATCATCATTTAACGCCAGTTATACCAAATACACTGGATGATATTGTTAAGCAAGTTGTTGAATCTATATCTAGTAAAGAAATACCTAATGATGATAATGATGTAAAAGAACTTATATCAGTATTAGCAGCAGATAAAACTCCAAATAACCAAAAAACAATTTTTGAGAGAGTTAGAAGGCAAGTATCTTTTTCTGATACTTTGTTATGTTATCATGCCGGTACAGGTTCAAATTCAACCAAAACATTTGCTGAAAAAAATAATCTCCCATTTCAAGGAGAAGCAAGATATGGTAAAACAAATAGATTGGGTTATATCACAAGTCAAAAAACTCCAAAAACAACATTATATGAATCTAAAAATTTATATAAAGATTATAATGGACAACAAATTGAATATTTTGCTTGGATCTCTAAACCAGAACCTGCTCCTAAATTATACAAACAAAGAAAACAATACAAACAAGCTTTTGATAATTTTATCCGACTTGATTGTGAAGCAGAAGTTTTCCGTATGCAAAAACTAGGTTTAAAAGTAAAATTAGAAGATATTATTGCTAGCCATCCAATAAAATTTATTGGATTTTTAGCACAAGATATTACACCTGATCCATTCAATAACGGCAAACCAAAAGAAAGTGGTGTTGTTGATATTAATGGAAAAGCGGTAGTAATTTAAATATGCCACAAAATGTATTGACTTATGTCATACATATATGATATGATGTTATTTCTCGTTGTGATACGAGGTTTTTTATTAAATTATGAAGGAGTTATATATGAAGTTATCAGCAAAAGAAAAAATGTTAGCAGCCTTAAAACAAGAATCTGGCTACAACACATTCACAGTTAAGCAAGCACAACGCCGTTTTGGTATCAAAAATGTGTCTGCTCGTATTGACGAATTACGTCAAGAAGGTAATGTTATCTACACTAACACAAAGTTAGATGCTAATGGTAACAAAGTAAAATACTATCGCTTAGGCACTCCATCTAAAGCACTTGTTCAAGCTGCTTTACGTGCTGGCTATTCTTTCACTGCTTAATCAATAAGCAGATTCAAAGAGGAGTTAGCCGCAATGACTAACTCCTTTTTTTTATTATTACGGAGAGCATATGGAAATTTCAATTAAAAAAGAACAGTTACAGACAAAAAGATTATTTGTAGCAACACCAATGTATGGTGGCATGAACCATGGTTTATACATGAAGTCATGTTTAGATTTACAAGCTATTTGTATGCAATATGGCATTCAAAGTAAATTCTCATTCCTATTCAATGAATCATTAATTACACGAGCAAGAAATTATCTTGTTGATGAGTTTATCCATCGTTCAGATGCTACTCATTTACTATTCATCGACTCTGACATCAATTTCAATCCACAAGATGTTATTGCTATGTTAGCATTAGATAAAGATGTTATTGGTGGTCCTTATCCTAAAAAGGCAATTAAGTGGCGTTCAGCAGCTACAGCACTTAAAAAGAATCCAACTATGAACCCACAAGATTTAGAAAAAGTTGTTGGTGATTTCGTATTCAATCCAGTTAAAGGCACGGCTCAATTTAATGTATCAGAACCATTAGATGTATTAGAAATTGGTACAGGTTTCATGATGGTAAAACGAGAAGTGTTTGCTAAAATGGAAAAACAATATCCAGAAATTAGATATAAACCAGACCATGTTGGTCAAGCACACTTTGACGGTTCAAGATACATTCACGCTTTCTTTGATACCGTTATCGATACAAAAGATAGTATCACAGGTGGCGGCTCTGACAGATACCTTTCAGAAGACTATATGTTCTGTCAAATGTGGCGTAAAATGGGTGGACAAATCTACTTATGTCCATGGATGAGAACTGCACACATTGGTACCTATCACTTCCACGGTGATATGCCTGCTGTTGCTAATTTTGTTGGAGAAATGTAATGTCTAATATTGATAAAATTAGAGATTTGTTATCTAAAATTGAATACAGACCAATTGAAGCTAACACCTCCAATATCCAACAAATTCAATCATTATACCAAAAACGTAAATGATTATCGGGTTTGTAGGCTTCATGGGGTCAGGTAAAGGGACTGCCGGTGAGATTCTAAAAGATATGAACTTTCATCAAGAGAG